AGCATCGGTTGAGGCATGAATTTGGTTTTTATGCCTACCAATCTCCGCTTGAAGTTGCAAACATAAGCCATTAAGTTTACTCAAACGGTATTCCGCCTTTTCAGGCTGCTTATACGGATAAGGGCTTAATTTATCCAAAAAGCGTTTACCGTAATCAGCAATCAATGCCGCATCCGCTTTGTCAGTTTTGGTACGACTGAACACCTTTTCAGCATGGTTCTTGATTTTCAATGGATTGACGACATAGACCGTATAGAACTGGGCAAAATAGTTAGCAGCAGCTTCATAGTAAATACCTGTTGCTTCCATCACGATAGCCACTTTGCGGATTTTATGCTGTTTTATCCATTGCCTGATTTGCTCAAAGCCTACAATTCCGTTTTCTTGTTTGACGTGTGGTAACGCATCATCTGTTTTCGCATTTCTTTTCAATAGACAACAATCTAGCGTGTCTTTGGATACATCAAACCCGATTATGTTCATAAATTATCCTTATGATTCAGCCTGTTGGCTTTGATTATATTCAATCTAAAAAAACGGAATGGCTGCCCGATAAATCTACTTTACAACTTAAATTAAGGTCGTATTTACTATCTAGGCAGCCTGATTTTGGTTTGCGCAAACCAAAATCGGTAAAGCATCTTGGCTTTCAGGCAAAAGATGATTTACCGATACTGGCTTAAATAAACGCGGGATTAAGGGCAACCACTGCCGCCCGCTGGTTGGCGGGTACGATTTTGCCGTTATTACTGCGTAATAACAACAAAATCGCACCTGTATTTTACATGCTATATAATTCCACCATTGTTTAATTACTGGGATCATGTCATGAAACAGAACATTATCATTGTGCTATTAACCGCCATTTTCTGCTTGCTGGGCTGGTTTGCTGCGCAGTTTCACGAGGATAAACAGCTACGAGCCAATGCGAAAGCGGTGCAAAGTGTGCAGGATGTTAAGCAGCAGATCGCGAAGACTTCGCAGGAGCTTAACCGCGCGGTGGTTGAGGCGGATTTGGCGGTGCAGGATATTAAAGAAACTGCTGGACTGCCTATGGATGAAGTGGTTAATGGTGGGATTTACCAAAATAAATCAACTGAGGTAAAAGACCCAAGCGACCCTAAACCCAAAAATCAAGGCGTGATCCAAATTGTAGCTATTGTGGACAAAGACGGTAAGGTTATTGAAGCCAATTTACTTAACCGAAGCCAATTTAAAGAACTAAATGATGCTGCTCTAAACAATACTTTAAATAAAAAAATCCCACCTAAAATAATTAACGGACAGCCCTTTAAAACGCGCTATCTTATACCCGTAAAATACGAGGTTTACTGAATCACCGCCACCGACCCTTCGCCGGTGTGATCCAAACTCGGCAGCGGTTTCCCGCCCAGCTCTAACACGGCTGGGCTTTCGTTTGGGCTGATTTCGGCTCTGGGCGCGTTAGTTGGGCTGTTGCCATTGTTGGCATATTCGGACTGGATATAGGGGTTATAGATGCCGTTTTCCGCCCATTCTATGCACTGCTCCGCACTAATGCCTTTAATCTTGGTCGCTTGGTCGGTGTAGCAGTTGCAGCTATGGGCGGATTTAATGCAGGCGACCGGGTAGGGCATGGTTTGGATGTTGCGGTTTAAACCGTCGTAGAGTGGCGCACTCCATGGTTGGTTTTCTACGCTGGGAACGTAGTCGGATGCGCTTAATGGTTGGGTGGCGGAGGGTGGTGTGGCTTCGTCTTTATAGATACCTGCTGGGTTAGTTGTTTCGTTGCTTGGAGTATTTTGTTGTGTGGTTTGGACTTGTTCGGTGGTTTCGCCCATTTTTTGTTTCCAGCGTTGATTTTGGAAATAGCCTAGGTAGGCGAGGATACCTACAACTAGCGGGAATATCCAAATGACTGCGCTCAATTTGCCTTTGACTTTGTTGTGTTCTTCGGCGGATTTATACATGCCGAAGGCATCTTTTTTGGTGAAGAAGATGCTGTTTTTGGCTTCGGCGACATCAGCTCTGCTTTCGGGATTGGCGCATTTTTGCCAGTAGCTGATGCGTTTGATGCCGAGCATGGTATTGCTGATGTTCCGATGTTCGCCGATAAGAGAGCGGAGATTGACGTCAATCAGGCGCGGATGTTGGGTTAGGATAAAAAAGTCTATGCCTTTGTGCCGGTGGGTTTCTAATTCTTGGATGTAGTCGGGTACTTTTGAACCTGCCGGGCGGGGGCGGAATACGCGCTGGGCTTCGTCAATCACGAGGACTGCGCCGGTGGGTGCCCATTTGTGCCATGTGGTCATGTCTTCGCCGTCAGGAATGGGCTGGGTGGGTATTTTGAGTTCTGGGATGCCATCCACATAGAGCGGACGATTTTTCAAATCGTCGCGCGTCATCAACATATGCACCATCAACGAGGTTTTGCCGCTGCCCGGTAAGCCTGTTATTAAACTAATCATGTTTGCCCCTGTTTTATTGCTGTTTTTGATTGTTTAGGCAGCCTGAAATGGTTTCAGGCTGCCTTTTGCTACTACTTACTGCTACTTCCCGCTACTTGCTTTTCAATACGCTGCCAATTTTGGTAGTTGCGGTGAACGTGAACGCGAATGCCACCGCGCCGAATATCCAGTTGAGGGCAACCCCGCCGCCTGCCATGTAAAAGAGTTGTAGGGCTTCAGAGGGGAAACGCCCCATTTCATCTTGTATCACGCGCACGAAATAGGCTTGCAGATTCTCAACACCTTTGTAGGTTATGGCGGAGATGCCTAGGGCGATAAAGATTTGCCCGATTAAGGTAGTCAGCAATCTGCTTAACAGCGGGAGTAATGCTGCCGGCATGGTTTTTCCTTTTTAAGCTCTGGAAATAGACGCTTGGACGATAAAGAAAGCTAACAGTATCGCGCTCACAATCACGACTGGGCGGATTTTGCTAGCCGTGTCGCACATGGGCTGATAGCTGAACTCTTGCATCGCGCCTAATATCATCACTTGTTTAGGAGCGGGGCATACGCCGCCGCTTTCTACGAAGTCATGACTGCGACTGATTTGTGGGATGCCTATTTCATGTTCACCCATGCCAAAAGGGCGACCGTCTTTGTCCTTGCCTTTGCTTTCGGCTATGGCTTTGTCTATCTCTTCCTTATCGCCCAATTTGACACACGCTAGGGCGTTGGGATTGTTTTTACAGTATTCGCTTAGGGTTTCGCCTTTGTCTTCGCCATCGGGTTTGCCATCGGGGTTGCCTTTGTCGCCTTTACCGTCATTAGCATCGTTACCTTTGCCATCGTTACCCTTACTATCGTTACCCTTATCATTGCTTTGCTTGCTTAGTTGCTGCTCAATGTTACTCAACGACTTATTGATGTCTTTTAAGGCAGTTGAATAATCCTTGCCGCTTTGCTGCGAGCCGTTGCCGCCTATACCTGTGCCGCTACTATTACCCCCACCACTACCGCCACTTCCACCGTTGTTGTGAATAATGGTTGTGTTGTTATTGGTTATGTTGTTGGTGATGTTGTTGCCGCCACCGCTGCCGTCGCCATTGCCACCGTTGCCATTGCCGCCACTATTTACGTCAACATTGCCCGCGCTTGATCGACCGGGAATATTGATAGTGATGCCTGACACGTTGGGAACGGATGCGATTTGCTTAGCCAGCTCTGCGAAGTCTTTTTGCATTTGGGCTTGGGTAATATCAATTTCCTTTTGCACTTCCTCCATTCGCTTTTGTGCACTCTTTGCGGCACTTTCTGCGCAGTCTGTATAAACTTTGCCTCGATACAGTCTTAAGCAATCATTCAAACTATTTGCAAGTCTCTTTTTAATACCAATAGCTTCATCTCTTAAACTATTAAACTTGCTTTGATATTGTTTGCTTAACTCTTCTAATGCTTTTTTTAAGGTTCTTAGCTCTTCTGTGTCGGGTATGTCGGGGACTTTGGGGACGGTGGGGATGGTGGGAACAGTTGGTTCTGTGGGTGTAGGTGTGGGCGCGGGTGTAGGTTGGGGGTCGGTTTTTTTATCAAAGTCGCATGGGACTTCCACCCATTTGCCGTTTACCATGCTTCCGCAGCCTTTGGGATTGTTGGGGTTAGGTTGGGGGTTAGGTTGAGGGCTTGGTGTGGGATTGGTGTCAGAACCGGGGGTGGGGCTGGGTTTGGTTGAGGGACAGTACCAGCCTTGCCAAAGAGATGTTTGCCCTGTGCGTAAGACGGTTGACGTTGGAGTGCCAAAAGGCGCACCGTTGCGGTAACAGTTCGCATAATGTCTGCGGAGTTGGTCGTTGGACGGGCGGGCTTGGGTTAGATCGGCTCCTGATGGGGGCGCAGTTAAGCTATAAGGCTTTCCGTTATACATCTTAAACTCAATTTCCCCACCATCCGCTGCCGCCAGCGCAGGATTTGCCAAAATTAGGCTGGCGATTAGGGCTATCACAAGCAACAGTTGGGGTTTCATGCTTTTGTTTCCTTGTTTTTTTGGGTAGGGTTATTTCGTTATTAGAATCGCCAGCATCAAGCTGGCTGTTAGGGCTATCACAAGCAACAGTTGGGGTTTCATGCTTTTGTTTCCTTGTTTTTTTTGGGTAAGGTTATTTCGCTATTTGATGAGTAGCAGCCATATAGGAATGGTACATACTATGCCGATTACAAACATCACTACGTCGTACATGGCTTAACTCTCTTTTTCGTTCGGCTCGTCTTTGTCGTGTTGAGCGTCGGGTTTGTCTTCGCTGTCTTGTTCTTCTTCGTCTTCAAGCTCTTGGACAATTTCTTCTAAATCTTCTCGCCAATACATTTCTTGATATTCTTTGCCTATTTGTTTTAATTCTTCTTCTAATTCTTCTTCACTCATTAACTCTCTGCGTTGAGATGCCAATTCATTTATTCTGTTATCTACTTCTTCATATTCTCTGCTATCACGATCAGCCCAATCATCTGGCAGTTCATACAGATAATCTAATTCTTCTTCTATTTGTCGCCGAAGCTCTTGTTTCTCTTCCTCGCTTAATCCTGATAAATATTCTTTTCTTTCTAATTGTTGTTTTCTTTCTAATTCTTCTAAATCCAAATCTTCATAAAACAGCTCTTCTTCATCTTCGCTTTTAGCGTCTTCGTTTTCATCTTGCTCATCTTCTTTTGTGGGCTGGTTTGCGCCTTTTTTAAGCATGCGAACGATGATTGCGACAATCAGCATAACGAGATACAAGCCAACAACAATCGCACCGATTATCCATAGGTCGGACAATGGTCCACTTTTGCCGTCATCGCCTTTTAGCTCTTGTTTAACGGATTGAAACATGGCTGCTTTGCTGCCATTGCCGCCTATAAATTCCATTTCTCCGGGTTTCTTTTTGAGATCGGGCATTTTGTTTCTCGCTTAGTCTTTTGTGCTTTCTTGGGAATTTGCAGAATTGATGATGTTGATGATGAGTTTGATGATGAATGCGATGGCGAAGAGTGCAGAAATGTTTATGCCTACTTCTATTCCGTCTTTGAGTGGTTGGATTGGGTCGCAGTATGGATGGGTTAGGGTTATTTTTTGTGAGCCGTAGTACCATTGTTTGTTTTGATATACGGGCATTTTTAAGCTGCCATCCGCGGTTATGGTGGGGACGACCATTGACATTTGATAATCGGACGCTTCCTCCGAAGTGGCGAAGCATTGACCTCCTACTCGGTAGCCCATAGTCTTCCCCTTTTAGAAATTAGCGACCGCGTCGCAGCATGCCAATAGTCATGCCAACAACTGTGCCTACTACAACGAAGCCGATTACGATTGCACCAACTGCATACAAGTCGGTTTTAACGTCGGCTGTTTCGGTTTTAACGGCATCTGCCATTGCACCGGCATAGCTGTTGGTGGCAATGAATGCTGTTGTTGCGACAACTGCTGCGGTGGCTTTTTGGTTTAGGGCTGTGCCTAATTTTTTGAGTGCGTTCATGTTTAGAACTCCATGCCGACGGGTTTAAATGGACTTCTCTACTTGTCGGCTGCGGTAGAGTCGTCGGGAAAGATGGTTTAATGCGTAAGCATGTATAGGATTAGGAAGTATTACATGGCTTATTCCTTTGGCTGTTGGGTGGGCGGTTAAAGGGGCTTTTATCCGCGCGACCGCCCAGCACGCGGTAAAGTCTATTCAGGATGCCTATTGGCTGCCTATTCGGGCAGGTAGAACGTAAATAGGGCAAAAGGGCTGCCAATGTCTTCGCCCGCCGCTAGGGCATCCTCTTTTTCCTCAAAATGCCCTGCTTGTCTTAAAAACGGGGTTTGCCCTACGTCGCCGTCGGGCGAGGGGTAGAGAAATTCAAACGTTTCTAAGTCTTGTACGATATATTTAATTTGCATGGCTTTTCCTTTAAGGTTTTATCCTTAACTTAACCTTTGCTACTTGCTGCGGGGGCGGGTGTGGGTTTCAGAACGCGCACGTCTTTTAAAATTTCTTTTTGTTTGCCTGATGCGTTGGTTACGGTTTGAAAGGCAACTTCCATGTCGCAGGGGAAATTTAAGCCGTTAAAACGCTCAAAGTTGCTGCTGTCGCCAAAGGCTACTTTGGCGATGCCGAAGCCTTGGGCATTGCCTGCGCTGTCGTTTAAGGGGGCAGCAATCAGGACGTTGCAGTTGTCAATTTCGTTGCCGTCAATCGTGCCTTTAAAGCGGGTTACGCCCATGACGATTTTTTTAACGTATTCAATTTGTCTTTGTTCTTGGAAGTTCAGCATTTTTTGTTTCCTTCTTGGTTAGGTTGGTTGGGGGGGTTATAAAGTGGTGTAATACTTCTCGTTCAGGCTAAACAGCGAGCCGTATTTGCTGTACAGAAAGTCTAAAAATTCTTTCTGTTGCTGTTCAGTTCTTCTGAATTCGCTTAAATCTCGTTCTGATAGGGCATAGAATTGTTGGCGTTTCCAAATATCTAGCCATTGCTTCATGTCTTCGGGGAAGTCTTGCAGCAGTTGTTTTTCTGCTTCGGTTTTGCCCGTATGGGTTTCGTCAAAAATACGCAGCTTGCGTTCTAAAACGATTACTTGATCCAGTTCGTCTGGTTCATTTGTGCCATTCACTTTTAGGCTGTCTTGATTTAGGTAATCGGCTTCATCTGTTTGGCAGTCGTATTCGGCGGGTTCTAAACCTTTGGGGTATTTGCCTTCGTCGGCGATTAGGGCTTTTACGATTTGTTCGGGTGTCCAGCCTATGTCTTTTAGAAAACGCACTAATCTGCCCACTTGGTTTTTGCCGTGAGCTAATTTGCTGTCAAAAGTGATGTTGGCTTTTTCAGTTGCCGCTGCAATGCTGGTGGCGGGGCTGTTAAATAGGGTTTCGCCTACGGGATAGGCACCTGTTAGAAACTCGCCTTGGTGGGTTAGTATTTCCATTGGGATAACGCAATCTTTGTTTCTGAACTCCACTTCAAAGCGTGTCCATAGGCTGTCTTTGTCGCCTAACTGTCTGCCTTTTTCATAGATACGGGCGTATTTGGATGAACCGCGTGTGCCTACGGCAAAGGTTTTGCCTGTTCCGTCTTCTTCGCGCCATGCTGTGCCTTTCATTTCGCTTTTGGGGCGTTTGTTGTGGCGGTTAAATAAACCGTTGTTGTGGTCGCACATGGCTTGTTCTGGGCTGTATTCGCCATTAAAAAAGTCATGGGCTAAATCAACGCGGGTGATGCGTGGACGACTGGCTGTTTTTAAAAAATCGTATAGGCGTTGTTCCCAGCCTGCTTTTGCTGCTTGGCAGCCTGTGCCTGTTAATTCAACAAGGATGGTGTCGCGTTGCCCGCCGATGTGGAGTGTGCCGTAATCGGCTTTGTCGCCGCCGAGCTTGTAATAAGATTGGTAAAAGTAGCTGCCTTTGCCGAGTTTGGTGGTTACGCCAAAACCAAAAATTTCTTGTAGGAGTTCGCTATATGCGGCGACGTATTCGGTATCGGAGAAGCACAGCCCTTTGGCGTTTTCTATGGTGCGTTTGTGAACGGTAAAGGTGAGGGCATCTATGAACGCGGCATCTTTTTTGCCTTTGCGTAAGGGCACTTCTAGGATTTTTCCGCCTATGGTTATGGCGTGAGTAAAGTATTCTGTGTTTTGAAAATCAATCATTTT